TGCTGCAATCATGGTATCTATCACTAAACCATTGATTTTTATACCTAAATTACGTATCCAACATACGTCATACATTGCATTATGAAATATTTTTGTAGCAGGTGATTCACAAATATCTTTAAACCATCTTAGTACTCTATCTCTGTCCATGTTTGGACCTGTACCGTGTGCTATTGGAAAATAATTTTTATATCCATCTACAGCAACAGCTATACCTACGACTTCACCATTACCAATAATAGAACCCGAACCTTTTGTTTTTAAGTCTGGATCTCTTGTCTCTAAGTCAATTGCTATTTCCTCTGCTTTTCTTAAATCAGGAAACTCTGTAGGTGCTACCCATTCTGTAGTTGGCATTAACATTATTTTTTCCTCTTCATGTCTTGCATCTTTTTAATTTCTAATTCACAATAATGAATTACTTTCTCTAAATCTTGTATGCCATTTTTATTCATATAACGGCATACATATTTAATAACATTTCCCTGAAAAAAAGAAAGGTCATTTTTAGAAATGAATTCATAAGGTTGAATATGAAAGTCTTTATAGTGACTCCCGCCTATCTGTTTATCTTGTGGAAATAATTTTTCCATGTCATCTTTATGTGTCATATTTTTCTCCTGTATTTATGTTGGCAGTTGTTGGTTTAACGATTATTATATCCAATGATAGGGAGTACGAGAAAATCGAACCAACTTCGTCCGTTAGAACCTGATGCTGCCAATCACCAGAAAAGGGCATCTCGCTCCCAATCGGTTTATATACATTTGTATATAAATTCTTATAAATGTTTGTATTCATTTCTTTTTAATCTTGCTTTCAATTTATATAAATTATTTCTTGTACGTGTAGATCCAACATACCAAACTCTATGTTCTTCATCGTGTTTATCTTGACTCTTCTTAATTGCTTTTTTAATTTTATCTCCCATATCCAAACAAAGAATTATATTGTCTTCTTCACCACCTTTAGCTGCATGAATAGTAGACACCTGAATACGTGCATCTTCATCTAAATTTTCACCATTATCTAACAAATGTTTTATATATTCTCTTTCTTTATAATCTGTTTCTTTAAATGCATCGAACCAACTTATATTTTTATCCCATTGTTCTTGTTTTAAACCTGTAAATTCAACAATGTCTTTTATTTCTTTTTCTTCTAATTCAATTTCTCTACACCATGAATTATAGTTAACAGATGCATTATAAATTCTAACTTTAAAACTTTTACCTTTATTAGTTTCATAATATAAATTTCTTTTTCTTAATTCTTTTGTCATTCTATTTAATCTAGAAATAGTTCTTGTTTGTATTAGCCATTTACCTTTTGTTAAATCTACTTGATCTAAATTATTTATTCTTTCACTTATACCTTCGTAATCTCTTGGATAATATTGTTTAAGTTTTCTTTGTCCTATTATGTTAGTTAAAGGTACCATAGATTGTTCTTGTACCGCTCTAGATATTCTTTTAGAATATTTTAATACTGTTTCTTTTGCCGGTTCATTTATGAATCTGTTTACATCTGCACCTGCCCAAGCAAATATAGCCTGGTCATCATCACCTGCTAGGTAAATATCATCTGCATATTCTTTTAATTTATCAAATAACTTCCATTGTAATGGAGATAAGTCTTGTGCTTCATCTATAAATATAACTTTAAATCTTGGTAAATCTTCTTTGTCTATTAATTGATTTATCATATCATTAAAATCTAATTTTTCTTTTACTCTTTTGTATTCTTTTAAATTGTCATCAATGTTTTTTAATATTGAAAATCTTTTTATTTCTTTTCTATTGTGTTCATTTTTATCGTATTCTTCTCTTATGGTAATATCTCTATTCATAGCTCTACCAATCATTTGAAAGTATGGACTATCGTTGTTTAAATAAAATATTTCTTCTCTATTATATTTGTCATAATATTTAACTCTAATATTTAATTGTTTACCTATCTTTTCATAATCTGATGGCTGCATTACTTTTTTAGTATTTAAATCTAATTGATCAAAAGCAAATGAATGTATAGTTCTAAAATAATATAACTTATCGTTATCGACTGGCATTCTATCCCTAGCAACTTTCGCTGCTTTTTTAGTAAATGCAAAATATGCAATACTATCTAAAGGTGTGCCTATTCTTATATATGCCTTAGCTCTACTAATTAGTTTATGGGTTTTACCTGTACCTGGAGGACCAAAATATTTATATATCATTATACAATGTCCTTCGTGCTTTCTACTTCCATAATTTCTTCTACTTCTACCTCTTCTTCAAAAAGATATAATGGTATTTTTGCACATCCATTTACACCTGGATATGGTTCATTTGTTTTTTTATTAATGCCAGGAAATCTTTTCTTTTTACCAAACTCTGGTTTAGGTAATTCCTCATCTTCCTTTTCAAACATTTTAGTAATCATGTAAGAAGTTCTTGATGCATCTTTCTTCCATTCATTTTCTTTTAAAAAATTATAAAATTCATCATATATAAACCATGCATATGTATTATCTTTTAATACATTACCACTTTGAAATGAATTAAATGTTGTTGCCTGAGGCCCGTTGATATGTTCCTGTAATAACTTTTTAAGTATTTCAATTGGCCTGGTCCCTGGAGCCGGTTGTATTGTATCCACACCATCTAACAATGCATTTATCATTTCATAAAATTCCATAGCTTTAATTGGTGGAGGAAATACATCTGCTTGTGCCATAATTAATCCTCTTAATTCTTTTTGATCTTTTATTTTATTTACATCTTTTGCATGTACAGGGACAGATTCACCTTTTTTATTTTCAACTGTAAAATAATATTCAGGATCTGGTTTAAAATCTATTTTCTGTAAATTATTCATCAATGGCCAATTAACTTTTTTATCAGATATAATTCCAAATTTTCTTTTTACACATTCTGATTTAACACAAACGGGTGCAAGTAATTCATCACTACAAGTATGACCTTTAGTTTCTTTTTCCCATTGTTTTATTTTCATTTTAATATGATCATCTGTCCATGTCGCATTAAATTCAAAATAATTTCTACCTGCTTGTAATACTTTATTCTTCCAATCATCTGAATATTTCTTTTTAGCAAACACCATATAGTTATATAAAAATCTATCTCGACCATCTTTCATTTTATTTTTTGATAAAATTTCTAAACAAGGTGGACCATCTTTAAATTCTTCTGCACCACCAGTTAATTCTTTTTTAATTATATTATCAGATATATTTTTTAGTTGTTCTGCAGTTTGTTTATTTAATTCAATGCAATTTAAAAATATTGCAAATGGTATTTCTTTTCCTGAAGGATCTATTGCAACTCTTTCAGTTTTACCAAAGTAAGGTAAATTTATAAAGTTACCATTTAATTTATTACCATCTGTATCATCTCCTAGTTTTGTTTGTTTAGGAAATATTTCTGTATTGATTGGTAGTTTAAATAAAAATAATACTTCTTCTAAAAAATCTTTTATTGTTTTTGCTTTTACAAATTGTTTTGTAAATACATATAAGTGAAGTCCACCACTTTTAGATTTAATTGGTATGAGAGGTAGTTCTTTTTCTTGAATAATATCTAAATAATATTTTATATCTAAATTTTTATATATCTTTGGATCAATATCGATTGCACCAAATCGTGCTAAACCATCATCATTACAAGGCTGTATGCCTATTGATTTTGTTCCATCTAAATGTTGTTGATAATCTAAATCAGTAATTGGTTTACCTGACCAACCATAGTCACCTGATCTAAATTTTATTTTACCTGTATCTGGATCTTTGTAACCATTACTAATATTACAAAAACCAAAGTTACGAGTTAAACCAGTAAAATGGTCCTTAAATTCTTTTTGTAATTCCTGCATTCATATTTCCCTTTAATTATTTTAAGAAGGCGGTTCCAGTCTCCCGGTACCGCCTTCTCTTCGAAGTATTCACTTAGTGAATTAGACAATATCTGCAGTCTTAGATTTTTCGCTTTTCTCATACTCAGGTTGCGCTTGACCTTTAGACACAGAATTTTGAAATTCTTGTGCCATTAAATAAAGATCAGCATCCTCTTTCTGAGCGACATCTAAAGCTCTCGCCATAGATGGTTTATAGACATGCCAACTTTTACTTCCTGCAACTTTACTAACAGTTTTTAAATTATAAACTGCTGCATATGCTGCTGGATTGTAAACACCTT